ATGTTCGCGCTGGTCGATGGCAACAATTTCTATGTGTCCTGCGAGCGGGTCTTTCGGCCGAGCTTGCAGGGGCGCCCCGTCGTTGTCCTGAGTAACAACGACGGTTGCGCGATCAGCCGCAGCGATGAGGCGAAGGCTTTGGGCGTCAAGATGGCGCAGCCTCATTTCGAGTTTCGCCACCTCGAAGAGCAAGCAGGCCTAGTGGCGCTGTCGGCCAACTTCACGCTGTATGGCGACATGAGCGACCGGATGATGAGCCTCGCCGCCGGGCTTGGCGCGGAACAGGAGATCTACTCGATAGACGAGTCGTTCATCGACCTGTCAGGCATCACAGGCGATCTGCGCGGCCGCGCGCGTGCCGTGCGCGAGCGCATTCTGCAATGGATAGGTATCCCCTGCTGCGTAGGTATTGGCCCGACCAAGACTCTTGCAAAGCTCGCGAACCACATCGCAAAGGTTGCCGAGCGCAAGCCAGGCATCTACCCTATCCCGCAGGCCCAGGTCTGCGACCTCTCCACGCTGACGCCGGACGAGATGAACTCGCTGCTAATGAGCACAGAAGTGGGCGAAGTGTGGGGCGTCGGCCGACGCATCGGCGATCAGTTGCGCGAAGGCGGCATAACCACCGCTTTAGAGCTATCGCGCCTAGACCCTGCGACTGTCCGGCGCCGTTGGTCCATCGTACTGGAGCGCACCGTTCGCGAACTGCAGGGCCTGCCCTGCATAGATATGGATGATGCGCCGGCGCCGAAGAAAGAGATCGCCTGCACCCGATCATTCGGCCATCCGATACGCGAGCTGCCGCCCTTGATCGAAGCGGTAAGCGAGTTCGCCGCGCGCGCAGCAGAAAAGCTGCGTCGTCAGAGCAGTGTGGCAGGCATGGTGCTCGTGTTCGCCCACACGTCGCCATTTCGACCTGGCCCTCGCTTCGCACGCTCGTTGACGGTTCCATTGCGGCGGCCGACATCCGACACGGCCGCGATCACGCAGGCCGCGGTGCTGGGGTTGAAGTGTCTGTATGAGCCAGGCTACGACCTCGCAAAAGCGGGCGTGATGCTGCTTGAACTGAGCGATGGAAGCATCTTGCAGGGCGAGCTAGACCTCGAAGTAGAGGACGGCCGCGAGCGCGGCAAGCTGAATCGAGCTGTTGACTTTCTGAACGATCGCTACGGCAAGGGCACGCTGCGACTCGCCAGCACAGGAACCGCTGGCGACCGGCGCGAATGGACGATGAGGCAGCAGCGCCGGACGCCGCAGTACACCACCGACTGGCGACAGGTCCCCATTGCTCGCGCATAGCGACAACGGAGAGGCACCTCGTCAAGAACAAGACATGAGGCCTGAGCGGCAGAGCGTGAAGGACTAGACTGCCGCCATGAAATACGACGTGTTTATCAGCCACGCAAGCGAAGACAAAGATGATGTTGCGCGACCGCTGGCCGAAGGCCTTCGGGCCCGCGGACTGAGTGTCTGGATTGACGAAATGGAGCTCAAGCTCGGCGACAGCCTTCGCAGAGGCATTGATCACGGCTTGGCGGAATCACGATATGGACTTGTGGTTCTAAGTCCCGATTTCCTGCGCAAGGAATGGCCACAGAAGGAGCTTGATGGTCTGGTGGCTCGTGAAGACGGCTCGCAGAAGATCATTCTCCCGGTCTGGCACCAAGTGAGCAGGGAGGACATTACAAAATACTCGCCCCCACTTGCAGACAAGCTAGCGGTGCCAACTTCCAAGGGGTTGAATCACGTTATTGACCAAGTAGTTCGTGCTATAGAAACAACGCCAAAAGAGAGTGCGACGCCACTTCAGGAAGAAGGTGGAGTGCGTGGTTTTGGGGTCGATCAGTTGGTCGCGGAATTGCTCGACCGAGTCCTTGCGGCAGCCGACAAAAGTTTCCAACAAGTGACTGGAGTGCGGACCGGTTTTCTGGATCTGGATCGCGTTATTGATGGGCTGCAGCCGGGGACGCTCACGCTCTTGGCAGGACGCCCTTTGCACGGAAAAACCGCGTTCGCTCTTGAAGTTGCTCAGCACGTTGCCACCGTTGAAAGCCTTCCTGTCGTCCTCTTTTCGCCGGCAACCTCCGCAAAGAAAACGACTGAACGACTCATCAGCACAATTGGAAAAATCCCCGCCCTTCATATGCGCGCGGGCCAGCTAACGGATGAAGGATGGGTCGGTCTTACTAGTGCGGTGGAGCGGCTGCACAAGGCTTCCATCTACATTCTTGATGAACCATCCACATCGGTTTATGAATTGCAATCCGAAGCCCGAAAGCGAGCCAAGCTGTGGGGTGGCGTTGGAGTCGTCATCGTGGACTCAATTCAGCACCTACTTGGCAATGACGGTACTGACGCCGGAGAGATTTGCAGAGAGCTGAAGAAACTTGCTCGCGAACTTAACTGTCCGGTACTAGTGACATCCAACTTACCTCGAACAGTGGAGGCCCGAGCAAATCGCCGGCCAATGCTCGCCGACCTCCACGAAATCAGCAATGTCGAGTCGCATACAGATACGATTCTTTTCGCTTACCGTCATGCTCTGTATCAGCGAGATCTGGTGGAACCACACATCTTAGAAATCATCGTTGCTCTGCAGCGGGAAATTCAGGGCACCATGACTATCCGGTTGGCCTTCGGTGATACCGGCAGCATTGAAAACATTGTTCCCGAAGCAGGCGCATGAATCTCAACGTCTCGGAAAGGCACTAGTTCAAACTGGCTTGATGCACCCGAGAAGTGCCGCTCGAAGCTCAACCTCGTAACCCTCGCGCAACTCAATCTCGGCCAGCGCCGACGCGCTGAAGCGGTCGAGATCCACGCCAGGCGAAAGCGCCTCAGTCGGCATGGCCGGCCGCGCAGGCACCTCGACGCGGCATTCCACCGGAACCGGCACCTTCACCGTTTGAATCGGAGCCACCCCGCACGCAGTGAGGGAACCGACAAGGCCTACGAGGGCCGCTAGGAGCGCGTAACGCCTCATGGCTGCACCCTACCCCTCAGCCACGCATCGACGCGAACCTGCGCGCTCGCGCACGCATTGCCGGGCACGGCCGCCGGCGTGCTCAGGATCGTATTCGCGGCCTGCTGCCGCCCAGTCGCCGCGGTGCGTGCCGCGGCCTGCGCCTTCTTCGCCTCGGCGCCTCGCTTATCGGCCAGGTCGCGAAGGTCCTCAGTCGCATCGCTGCAGGCCGACGCGGCCGACCGCGCGTTGTCGCGCTCGACGACCGTCGTCGCAGCCTTCTCACGCGCACCGACCCACGCCCATCCAAGCGCAGCATTGCCCGCTACGCTCAGCCCGAGCGCCAACAACAAGGCTTGTATCAAGCTCATTTGCTCAGCACCTTGTACGCGCGCGCCGTGGCCGCCTTGCGCTCTGCCAACTTGAGCCGCTTCGGACCATTGACGCGACCAGTGATGTCGTAGACATCGCCGCGCTCGGCCGCCGGCAGGCAGTCTTTGAAGTCGGCGAAGAACCAGCATGCAGACAATGCAGCGTGCTCCGCCTGCAGCAGCAGCTCTGGATTGCTGCGGTAGTTCACACCGATGGCCCGCCCTGCAGCGATGTAGGCATCCTCCCAGGTCAATTGAATGAGGCCGCGGCCGTGGAAACCCTTGTAGCGCAGCATGCTCAGCCCTCGCGGGTTGCGCACGTAATCCTCGGCGCGATAGCCGCCTTGCACGAACAGGCTCGGGAAGATCTCGCGCAGGCGCGCCGCCGTCGTGTAGTTGAGGTTTTCTTCGACCTTCTCCAGCTCGTCGGACTCGATAACGAGCTGCCCGAGAAAGGCGGCGACGGCGCTGTCCGAATGGATGCGAAAGCGGTTCATGCCGTCCGCGAGGTGCAGCACGTAGCGCTCGGCGTTGGCACGCGAGGCGCCCGTGCAGTCGATGAGGGTCTGAGTGTCAATCATGGTTTCTTTAACTCCTTTGCCGCGGTCTTCGCAGCTTGGTTGGCGGTCTGTGCGGCGGTCTGCGCTGTGCTCGCGGCTTCACCCGCGGTCTGCGCAGCGCTCGCCGCGGTGCCGGCCGCTTGGTTCACCCGGCCGGCAAGGGACTTGAGGCCGTTGCCGAACGCCTCGCGCAGTCGGTCGATTTCCGCGAGGTGGTCTTCGCGCTGGCGCGTCATCTGCACCTCGGCGTTGCGCGTGGCCCAGAAATAGCCCGAGCCAAAGCCGCCGAGGAACAGGCTCCCGACGACGCCCACGGTCTCGAAGAGGCGGCGCCACTGGCGCGGCACACGCATGCGCGGCTGCTCTTCGCTCGGCGCACGGTCGGCGTCGATGTGCAATTCACTGTGCATTTCGTTGGTCCTTCAGTTGGCGAACGAGGTCGCGCAGCGAACCCAGTTCGAGGGTCTGCGCGGTGAGCGTTTCGTTCATGGCCTTGAGCTGGCCCTTCATCTCCCACAGCTCTTGCATCGCTTGGTTGCGCTCAGCCGCGAACTTGTCGGCGCGCTCCTCGGCCTTCACGCGCGCCGCGCGCTCGCCTTCGAGCAATGCCTGCCAGGTCGCGAGCGCGGCAATCTGCCCCTCGCTGTCGGCGCGCTCTTTGGCTTCGGTCGGCTGCTGCGCGCGCCAGACCCTGTAGCCGCCGGCAACGGAAAGAATCAGCGCCGCAAGCTGAGCGATCGGATTGCCGGCGATGTCGCCCATGTCCATGAGGTGCCTCTTCTCTTTCTCTTTAAATTTCGATAACCACGGGCGTCATCGCAGGCGCTTGGCCCTCGATCACGCCGTCGCGCACAAAGACCTGATCGCCGACAGCACCCACGCCCACGACCGTCAGCAGCCCGCCGCCAGGCAGTTCCACGGCAGCGACATCGCCCTCCATCGCGACGATGGTTCCGACCTGCCGCGAGCGGCGCGGCAGCAGCTTGAAAAATTGCTGATAGATGTTTCCGGCCATGGCTAGACGCCCTCGTGTGTTTCGAGCTGCAGGGTCTGGCGCAGCACGGGCCGCTGCCAGTCGAGGGCCGTATCGCGCACGAGGCCGAGGCGCGGCCCCTCTTCGGGATCGACGTAGCGAACCAACGAGTTGGGCAGGATCACGCCCGTTTCAGGCAACACCGGTAGGCGAAGGCTCACCAATGCCTGCCTGCCCGTGTCCGACAGCTCGGCGAGGCCTCGCTGCCTTGCGCCGATGGCGTCGGTCATCAGCGCGTGCGTGACCATCGGCGCCAGCAGATCGCCGGCGGTGCCGCTGCGAACCACATTGCCGAGCACGCCGTCGCTCGTGGCACCGGCCACAAAGATTCGGTTGTAGTCAGGCTTCGTCTGCCAGTCGATGCCCTCGACGGACACGACCGCAGAGGGAAGCTCGAAATCGGGCGTCAGCGAATCCCACTCCCACGGCGCGGACGGATACCGCGGCAGGATGCGCAGCGTGGGCTCCGTGCGATGCGGCTGCACGATGGCGCCGGCCGCGTTCGCGATGTCGAGAATCGCACCGATGTAGGTTCCCTGATACGTCCACGTCCCGCCGGGCACAACCCAGTTCGACAGGCCGAAATCAAGATCCCATCCGATGCCCACGCCGTTGACCGTGAGCGCCTTCGTCATCAACTGCTCGATGGTCAGCGGGTCGTCGCTGCCGTGGTTCAACGTCGGCGAGAAAGGCTCATCCAGAACGGCCGCGCGCCCCCGCCCCGAAATGCTCAGCGTCGCCGAACCGAAGCGGCGATCACGCCCGCGCTTTTCGATGCACAGGCGGAAGCCCACGCCGTTGACCGTCGCAAGGACATCGACCGGCAGGCCATCGCTGCCCGGCCGCAGCAGCGCCAATGCCGCAGCCGACAGCGCAGCGCTCCATTGCCATGTCCACGAGCTGGCCGACAGGCTCATGCTGAAGCCCGAGGCCTGAATGACATCCCCGGTATCGACGCGGACGAGAGTCACACTGTTTTGCATGATGTACGCCCTTCGAATGGGAACAACGACGGTCGGAGGGCCTGCGTGCCGCTCGCACACGAACACGAGGTTCGTGTTCGGCGACCAGCGTTCAGCGAAGACGAGGCGCGCGTCGGGGATGTAGCAAGGCTCGGGCTTCGGCGGTTCGGGGTTGCCGCTGCGCCCAGGTGGCGGCCGGATGGCATCCTGAAACCGGGTCGTCTTGCCGACTTCGAGCAGCAGCCCGTCGCCATCGGCTTGCGCGATGCCGAGCTGCAGCAGCAAGGCATCTTGAAAGCGGACCGTTCCCGGGAGCCGAATGACGGTGCCGTCCTGAAACCGCACACGCATGGGCCGGCCATCGCGCTTTGCGGCATCCCGAAAGCGAGCGCTGCGCCAGGCGCGAAGCTGCGAGCCATCCTGATAGCGAGACGCGAGGCCGATACCCACGCGCAGCCCGTCTTGAAACCGCAAGCCGGCCTGCGCGCGCAAGGCCGTGGCATCGCGAAATTGCGCATGCGCCCCGAGTTGCAATGCGATGCCTTGCTGAAACCGGCCATGCCAAGTGCGAGACAGCCGCAACCCCTCGCGCGCGCTGTCTTCGATGCCCGCCTCGACGGCGAGCGCATCCTGAAAGCGCACTGCGGTGCGAGCCACGAGCGGGCGCTGCGTGTCGGTGTTGTAGACCACCTCACCGACGAGCGTCGGGCGCTTGAGCGCGATGACGCCCGATGCAACGGCACCGAGCGCGACCCGCCCGGAAAGCGTCGGACGAATGAGTGCGATGGTCCCACTGACGACGGCATCGGTGACGGTGCTACTTCCATCATCACCAAAGACCAGATCGCCGGATGTGAGTGGCGCACCTTGGAAGACAAGATCTGTTGCCGCCACATCACACCATCTTCAGCTCGCCGAGGATCGCGCGAGCGCCCTCGTAGAGCAGTGTCCCGGTAGTGCCGCTGACCTTGAGCGCGCCGGACCCGGCCATGTCCGAGACATCGCCACTGAGCAGCAGCACGCCGGCGCCGTTGTAGAGCTTGAAGCTCGCCGCATTGCCTTGCACGAGGATCATGTCGCCGCCGGCTTGCGCCTGTGCAAACCGTAGTTCATGCGCTTCAAGCGTGGCCGCGGGCCGCGCAAAAACGAGCGTCACGAGCGCTACGGCGGCGCCGTCGAACAGGATCGCATAGGCGGGATTGGCATCGGCATCGAGCACCCCGGAGAAGCCTTGCAGCATCGCGTCGCTCGCTTCAATGGTCTGCGTGAAGCTCATGCAATCAGCTCCACGCCGCCATTGGCAAGCGTCAAGCCATCAGCCACCACCGCACGAAACGCCTTGTCATGGTCGTAACTTAGCACCGTGTAGGTCTGCAGTTCGTCGATCTCATCGAACGAGTACGCACCGGTCCCCGGCGTACTCCACGTTTCGCGCATCAGCAGGCCATCTTGTTCGCGATACAGACGCACGCGCTCCGACACCGGAACGTTTGGTGTGCCCTTGTCCTTAGTCGTTCCCTGCACGCGGCCACGGCCTGCACCGAGCACGCCCGTAACGTAGTCACCTCTGATCTTTGCCACGGGGGGCGTAACAACGACGCCAGAGTAATACGGGGGGACCGCGACGAGCGGTATCGATGGACCACCCACAGCGCGCGTAGGTGCTACGTATCTCACCTCTAACGTCGCGTCCCACGCCACCGCGCCAGCAATCGGAAACACGAAGCTACCGGCCGTATTCAGTGTGTGCGTGCGTGCTCCCGGCGTATTGACACCAACGGCCGGGCGTAGGTCGCCGCTCACACCAGAGAAGGCAACACCCAACGACACACCGTTTTTATAGAACGTGATCGCCCCCGCGCCAAAATCAACCACGACGCCGAGCACATCCCCACTCACCACAGAGCTGCCCCCGTAGTAAGGCGTTGAAAGCCCTGCTGAATACTTGTTGCCGCCAGCGGGGATAAACATCCACCCCGCCGCATCGCTGCCGGGCAGCGGACTGATCGATGCGGTTCTCGCTACAGCACCAACCAAGGCACCCATGTTCCCGACGATGACAATCTCGAACTGCCGCACACCACTCGATGCCGCAGCGCGCGAGCGCGCGCCGTTCAAGGTGCTCGTCGTGGCCGTCAACACGTTGCCGCTGATCGACCAGGCCGGACCGGATACGTCGTAAGGATTCCAGACGCCGCGCGGGACACTCGTTGTCTTTGCCCTTTCGCCCGGCCACGCCGGAGCTAGAAAGACATACGCCTCGGTCCAGGTTGTCCCATCGTCCGAAAACCGCAGCCCGACCGAGTAAAGGAAATTCGCTCTGTTGCTCACACTACCGAGCCGGATGTCGGTCACATCGACATCACCACCGGGGCCGAAATCCCACATCAACAGCAGGCCGCTCACACTTCCGGCCGCCCACGCCGCATCCGTGCTCGTGTCGCCGTCCTTGAGCGCGGCCAGCGCGCCCGAACTGGGTGCGATGCTCGATGTGAGTGTTGCCGAGGCATCGACGCGAGTCGTTCCAGCCAGCAGTTGGAACTCACTCAATTCGAGTGAGCCTCCACCTACAGACTCAATCGCTCGCGCTTGCCAATAACGGTGTGCCGCCATCGCTTACCGCCACGGGCCTGTGATGTCCAGAAAAGACGCACCCGAGTTCGATGAGGACGTCACGCCGCTGACCGTGGTCGTGGCCGGGTTCACCACAAAAAGACTCCGACCGCTCAAGATGCCCGTACCAACGATTCGATCATTGAATTTGAACGAGTCAGCACAGAGCGAGTGCGGCGCAGAATAGAGCCCCGGCATATCTCCACGTGGCGGCGACGCTCCGCCAGGCAATGCAAGAAACCTCTTCGACAAACGCAGCGTTCCGTCGATCGGACTAGGGAATGGTCCGAAGGTCACATCGCTCCCTGAAGTATTTCCGGCAGCACCTGTGTATGGTGCACAGACATGTTGTTGACCGGTCCCCAACCCCGATACAGCGCGCGGCATTGCCTGCTGCTGACTGTTGAGTTCCGGTTGTCCATCCTGTTGACTCGTCGATGCGGAACTCTGCGAGTAACTCAGCGAAGCACCGTAGTTATCCCCGCCCGGTCGGAACGCAATGATGTCTCCAAAATATCGTGTGACCCCTTGAACACTTGCATTGTTCGCTCCGTAAGACGGGCACACATGAAGGAAGAAACCCCGCGAATCACCGAACAGCGCCCACTGCTGCGCAACCGAGTTCGCGGTGCCGCTTTTCCCCCAATAGCCACCACCGCTGATCTGAGTCGTCGTCGGGAAAATGCCGGAGTAGGTCGCGATATCCGACATGACCTCGCAACCCACCACCCGACACGTGGTAGCGCCGGTGTCATCGAGCCTCAAGATCATCTTCGTGCTGGCCGGGTCGGTCGACTGATAGGCCGCGACGTTGGTCGTGCTGAAAGGCTTCGCAAAACCCAACGGCGCCATCTTCATCGTGATGGTGCCGGTGTAAGTTCCGTCCGGCAGTGCGGTCGCCCACGTCGCCGTCAAGTTCGTCGGGCGGCTGACAATCTTCTGCTCGCCGTTCGCGCCGGCAAACGCGGAGCCAACAGGACCTCCCGCGACTCCCGCCACCAGCACCACGCTGTCGATTTGCGACGAGTGAGCGCCGCTCGCCCACGTCGCCGTCATCACACCACCAAGGGCAACAAGCGAAGTCAACGTTTTGGTGTCGAAGCCGTCTTTGAGACAAGCATCCAGCAAAGCCACCAAGGCCCCGGCTGTGCCGCTCAAGACCGGCGCGCCGGTCATTAGGCTTGAGAAATACTTGACGCTGGTATCTACGGGGGAAGTCATTTTTCAGTCTCAGATTGGGTTGTCGATGTTTCCGCGCACGAGCACCGAGAACGTGTAGTCCTCGCCTGCTGCCGGACCCTGCTTGATGGTTTGCGCGAGCCAGAAAGGCGCGATGGCTGCGACGGTGTTCATGCGCACCAGATTGCCCGGCGCCCAGCCGCTGCCCCAGCCTTGATAGGGGATGAGGAAATACGGCTTTCCGGTGATTCCGTCGATGGGCGCGATGTCCGTGTTGATGCTGAAGGTGCCGAGGTTTCCGACGTGCTCGCCGATGACATCAACGGTCTGATTCGTTTTGAAGAGCAGCACCCAGCGCTCCGTTACAGCCCCGTCGTTGAGCACCCGCACCGGATAGCCGATGTCGTTGTAGGCGGCCGGCGCCTCGGCACCGCTGAGCGCATCGGTGAAGGTCTGCGGGTTCCACGTGGCTTGATCGAAGAGCAACGACACGCGCGAGCGCATGTCCGCCGCAACGAAGGCGCTGGAGACATACGAGCCGAGCGGATAGTTGTGACTCAACGCGCGCAGCATCACGAGCGTGCCGTCGATGCCCGCCTCGCGGAGCTGCCCCATGTCTTCGATGCGGTGCTCGACGCGCACCGGCTGCGAGTAGCCCGTGACATCGACCCACGTCACGATGCCCGCCTCGCGGTCCACCGTGTATCCCGTCTCGATGGTTTCGCCGTCTGCACCAATGACCCGGACGCGCGACAGGCGCGTGCGCCCGCAATCCACCGTGCCGCCGTTCACCGCCGGCGCCGGCGCCGTGGCGGCCTTGTGACCCACCACAACGAAGCCGGCAGCCTTGAAGATGGGCACGCGGCCGTCACTCGGCAGGCGCACCGGGTTGATGCCCAGCAGCGCCGCATCGAGCGGCAGGTAGGTGAAGGCCACCGCGTTGAAGCGCAGCGTCTCTTGCCGAATCAGGTCGATGAAAGCATTGCCCACGCCCGGGATGCCGAGGAACGACAGATCCGTTTGCGTCTGCCCGCCGGCGCCGCTCGGCGTGACGCCCACCAGCGTGACAACGCCGGTCGTGTAGTTCGCGCGCCCCTTGATGCGCGCGGTGTTGATGTAGCCATTGCTGTCCGCGGTCACGTTGAACGTGGTCCCGTCCTGCATCGTGCCGAGCACTGACAGGCTTCCGGTGCGCAGCGGCGCCACCGGCGTGCGGAAGGTGACCGCATAGGACGTAAAGGGCGTGTCGGCGCCATTGATGGGCGCCGCGGCGACACCGCGCCAGTCGCTGACGGCGGGCGAGCCACCGGCCTCCCACGCATTGAGCAGCACCTCGCCCTGCGCAGGCGTCATCGTGCCCACCGTGGTGCCGTTGCCGGTCACAGGCGAGGGATTCACCTGCACGCTGCCGTCCGCCTTCACGATGTAGTCCTGCCCCGCCCGCTTGAAGCGCGCGCCCGAGAGTGAGAAAGCGTTTGCGACGTTGGTCTTCAGGTGAAGCTGATCCATGTCGCCGGCGAGCAAGTCGGTAGCAGCCGCCGAGGTCGAGAAGGTGGCCGCGGCCGAAGCCACGGCGCCCAGGTTGAGAGAGAGCACCGTTCCGGCGGCGATGAAGGCGAAGGGCACGAGCTTCTTGCTCTTGCCGGTCGGGCTGTAGGGGATGAGAACGTCAGGCATTGGGTTTCCTCGTCAGGCCACGTCGTATTGCCAGATCGGCGGGGTGTCTTCGTCCATCAGCAGATAAACGTTGTCCCATGCGACGGCCTGCGCGGCGATGTCGGAAGGGATGACGGTGTTCGCGTTGAGCACGAACGTGCCCGCCGCATAGTTGATGGTTCCGACGCTCACCATGCGGTCGGCAAAGTGCGCACGCAGCACGCCGTTGCCGTCGTCGCTGATGCGATAGCTCGCGGAAGGTCCCCAGTTGACGACGCCGGTCAACAGGTATTGCCCGCGCAGTTGCCCCTCGACCACGAACTCGACGGACCCGGGCGTGATGCCGGTCATGCCGAAGCTGCCGCTTCCCGAAGCGATGGTGAGCGTGGCCGCGGTCTTCGCGCTGCTGCCGATGGACACGTTAAAGGTGGTGCCAGGCGCCGGCAGGACATTGGGACTCACCCGGATGACGCCACGCGCGTAAGCCACGCGGCCGGAGGCATCGCCCGTCAGGTTGCCGAGGCCGTCGTCGGTCGCCGTCTTCAGCGTCCCATCGTTCCATGTGATGACCAATTGCCCGGGCGTGATCGCCTTCGCGCCGGCCACGAGCGACGACTCGCCCGATGTGTTGAACGGCCAATAGAACTTGCCGTCGTTGTCGAGCTGCAATTGATCGGCATCGCGCGCGGCTGCGGGCGCCACCCACTGATAAATCACGAAGGTGCCCACGTCGGGCAGCGCGCCGAAGGTGGTCGAGATGGTGCCGGTGCTCGGGTTGAGCATGCCCGAGCCGATGGAGCTGTCTGCGCCGCGGATCGAGCCGTCGCCCTGCTCGCGCAGCACGTACCAGCGGCCTTGCGCCATGTAGCTGATGCTCAGCGTGCCAGGCACGGGCGCCGGCTCGATGGTTCGCACATAGCTGCGCGACTGCGTGGCGATCTTGACCTCGAAGCCCTGCGACTGCGTAACGGCCTGAGGCGCCACGGCGGGCGCGTATTCGAGGCTGAAGGCCACACCGGCAAGCCCGAACACATTGATGATGAGCTGCAGGACGCCGTTCTCGTAGTCGATCGTTCCGACCTGAGTCCCGCCGTTCATCAGGCGTCCGCCGCTGTCGGTGAGTGTCACGCCGCTGCCGATGAGCGTCAGCGTGCCAGGTGCGACGGCGCCGCCGATGAAAAGGTTCTGCGCCGTCGAGAACACGGCATTCATGTTCAGCGTGATCTTGTCGCCGGCCGCAACGACGCCGGCCTTCAAGGTGTTCGTTCGCGTGTCTGCGAGCGTCGTCTCGATCTGCGCGCTTGGGACAAGCTGCGTGAAGATGGAATCGGCCTTGATCGAAAATTCGCCGATGCTTCCCGCCTCGGCCAGCTTCGCAACCCCGAAGTAGTTCGCCGCGTCGGCCACGACCGTATCGCTCAGCTTCGTGAGCTGTGCGATCTGCGCCTTCGTGAACTCGTAGCGCGACATGTCGAAGCCGGGGAAGTCCTGCACCAGCCTGTTGGCTAGGCGAAGGCGCAGCACCCAGCGGGTATAGACGCCCTTGTCATCCTCGTAGGTGCGCTCTTCGGCCGATGCTTCGGTGATCCGCACGTATTGCTGAAACTGGTCGCTGAAACCCTCGCGCTTGGTGAGCACCAGCGTGTCGCCGATGCCCGGCAAATCGTTCGTGCGTTGATACACGAGCAGCGTGTCTTGCCCCGTGATGTGGTTGCCGTAGAGATACCCGGGGTACTGCACACCGATGGAGAGATAGGCCTCGATGCGCGAGACCGCATCGGCGCGGCGGTCGAAGTAGTTGCCCGTACTGAACAACGTCGCCGAGATGTTCGGATCGTCCGGCGGCTCGGCAATGATGACGTTCGCGCCTTGGAACATGTCACGGTTCGGCGTGTCCACGCGAACGGCAATCTTGCGCAGCTTGACCCGGCCGCCGGCGCGGTCGAACTCGGAGACATCGGGAAAGATTTCGTTGCTGGCGCCGTCGATGATTTCGGTGTTCGTGGGCGCGCCGCCGCCCTCGGGCACGTCGTCCATCACTTGGGACTTCACCAGCTTCAGATCGGCAGCGTTGATGGTCATGGGTCAGATCTCGATGAGTCGCACGGTGGCGACATAGGGGTAGCTTTCGATGGGCAGCTCCGGACGCGCGACCGGCTTTGCCTCGATGGGCAGCTCGACAGGGGCGAACTGCACGTTGAACGTTCGGCCGTCAGCCAGGACGAGCAGGTGCTCGCCTTCGGGGTTGGCTTCGGCGAGCGCCTGAAGCGCGACCAGCGCCCCGCGCTTGATCCATCCGGCCTCGACCTCGCCCTGCAGCGTGATGGGCCGGCCCGCCAGGCGAACGCCGACATCGATCAAAGCTGCGCCGGTCATCGAATACTCGAGTGCCTTCTGCACGCGGCTCCAACCGAACTCATCCGCCCAGACCATCCCGCGTGGGATGGGCAGGCCTGCGATGGTGTGAAACAGAGGTGCTGGCATGCTTAGTTCGGGCGAATGGAAGAGGTGCCGGCCGCAGCACTGAGCTGCGCGAGCAGCCCCTCTATGGCGTCAGCGCCGGCTGCATCGGTGCTCACCCGGCCGTAGTCGCGGCCGTTGAGGTTGAGCTGCAGATTCACCGTGCGGGTTGATTCCGGCTTCGGGATCGATGTCGGCGTCTGGCCGTTTCCGAAGAACGTCACCTTCTCGGCTGCCTTCAGCAGCGCCATGCTCAGCGTGCCGCCGTCGCCGCCGTATTTCTTCTGGCCGGGGTTGTTGAAGAACTGGACGTTGCCCTTCTCGTCCGCGAACTCACGAGCGATGCGCCGCGCCGTCTCGTCGTCCTTGACGCCGGCGTTCTTCAGGAACGCAGCAATGCCGGTCAACGTGCCCAGTTCGCTGCCGGCGTTGACGGTCTTCCCCGTCTTGTCGGTCGAGAATCCGCTCGCATCGCGGCCGAGGCGCTTGTCTTCGAGAGCGTTCTCGCGCTCTTTCAGATCGATGGCTTTCTCGCGCACCTCGACATCTCGTTCGCGGGCGTTCGTGACCTCGCGCAATGCGCCAGCTAGCCCGTATGCCGCCTGCGTCGCATTGGTCTGGGCCTCATGGAGCTTGAGGGTCGCTCGGCCGGCGCTGTCGAGCACGACCTCGAAACCGCGCATCGCGGACTGCGCTTGCACCCATGCGGGCGCCACACCGTTGCCCGCGGCAATTGCTGCCTCGGCGGCGCGCTTCCACGCTTCGCCCAGGCCGATGGCGGTCGCTTGCCCGCTGTCGCGAATCAGCTCGAAGTCGCGCAGTGCGGTGCTTGCGATGGTTTCGAGCTGCGCCTTCGTCTGCACGCCGGCGCGCTGAAAGGCCGCATCAATCTCGGCCGCTGCGTCTGCCTGCGCTTTTTTGTTGGTCACGGCCGCATCGGCAGCGGCGAGATTCGCCTTCTTCAGCTCATCCAGCTTCTGCGCCGCAAGCTCAAGGTTTCCGGTCGCAATCGCTTGGTCGTATTCGCCGTGCAGGCGCTTGACCGAGGCCCGGGCCTCCTCTGCCTTCGCCCGCTGCGCTTCCGCCGCGCTGGCTGCCTTCTGGCCGGCATCCTGCGCACTGTCGCCGGCCGCCTTCATCTCGGCCGCCATGTTGGTGAACGCCGCGGCACTGCTCGTGGCCGCGGCAGTCGTCGCCGTCGCGCTGTCGGTCAGGCCCGCCCACCCAGTGCGCGCCTGCTCGGCGCCCTCAGCCGCCCGGTCGAACGCCTCGCCTGCTTTCTCGCCAAACGCATCCGCCACCGCACCCGTTGCCTCGGCCGAGATGCGCACCTCTTCGGCCGCCGCCTTGAACGCCGCCGACAGGTCGCCGAACGTGATCTTCGCCAGGCCGGAAATGATGGTGGCGAGCCCGGACTGCACCGCACTGACCACATTCGCCATGGCCTCGGCAATCTTGAAGATGGCCGCGATGACCATGTTCGCGCCCGCCGACATGACGCCCCACACCGTCTGCACGATGCTGCCCGTGGTCTGCGCCTTCTGCCCGAAGCTGTCGAGCAGCGCGCCAACTCGGTCGGCGAGTGCCTGTGCCTTCGCCACCAGCGCAGGCACATCGACGCTCGCGACGAACGCCTGCACCCACTTGATGCCGTTCTGAAAGGCCGACGCCAGCGCAGCCCCGAAGCGCCCCACCGATCCATCCGCGACCGCGGCACGCAGTGCGCCGGACAGTTGCTCGACGCCTTCTTTCAGCACCGGCAGGATGGGTGTGGTCAGCGCGTTGACCGTCGAATCCCATGCGGTGCGCAGCCCGTTGAGCGCACCGTTGAGATTCGACTGCATGATGGCGGCCGTCTGCGCGGCGCTGCCCGTCGCGCCTTGCAGCGCCTTCTTCAACTCGTCGAGTTTGTCGACACCTTGATTCAGCAGCGCGCGCAGTGCTGGGCCGGCTTCCTGACCCACGGCCGCAATGGCCCGCTGCCCCGCCGGGCCGGCCGCAGCCAGCTCGTGCAGCATCTTCTCGAAGTTGCCCGTCGTGATCCCGGCCGCGGCCAGTTCCGTGCGGAATTTGCTGGCCGGGTCCGAGAACTGCGCGAGGATGCTGTTCAACGCCGTGCCGGCACGGCTCGCGTCGATGCCGGCGTCAGCGAACTTGCCGATGATGGCAACCGTGGTTTCGAGGCTCAGCCCGAGCGTGTTCGCGAGCGGCGCCGCATAGCTCAGCGCTTGCGCAAGACCGGTGACGCTGGTGTTTGTGGCGTTCGCACCCTTCGCGAGCACGTCGGCCACGCGGCCCGAGTCGGTGAAGGCCAGGCCCAGACCGTTGACGATCTTCGTCAGGTACTCCGCCGAGGTCGCGAGTTCGATGTCGCCGGCACGCGCGAGCTGCATCGCGGCGGGTAGCGTCTTGATGGCATCCCCAACACTGAGGCCGGCTTTCGCCAGGTTCTCCAACGCGCCGGCCGCTTGCAGCTCGGTAAATCCGTAGCGGACATCCGCCGCAGCGTCCTGTGCAGCCTTGCGCAGCGCGCGCATCTCCGCCGCGGTGGCGCCAGTGGCGGCCTGCACGCGGCTAAGCGCCTGCTCAAAGTCCGCGCCCCCCTTCACCCATCCGCCAAACGCTTGGATGCCAAAGTAGCCCAGGACGACCGCGGCAAAAGCGGCGACGCGCGCTTGTACGCGGTCAAACACCTTGGACGCATCGTCCTTGGCGTTGATGAGGATCTGAATCGGCTTAAAGCCCATGGGGAAGGACGATCAAGTGAATGGACGATGGCGGCGCATGAGGCCTCTGTGCGAAGCCGCATGCGTCACCACGCCCTCGCGTCATGCGCGAGGACGGGCGAGGGTCAGGCGACGGGGCGACCGCCGACGTAGATCGCTTCGGCGTTGGCGGACTTCAGGATGTCCACATCGAATTCGACGGTCACGAACTCGACCTCGTTCGACACGATGGGCAGATCGCCGGACGGCGTGAGGCTGCAGCGCGGCATGTACCAGTCCTTGTTACTGCCCGCGGCGTTGTCGGCCATGACGCGAATCGCCGAAAGGAACGACGTGTTGCCGCCGGTCTTCAGGCGCGTGTACGAACCAGCCACCGGCGTGTAGCCGAACTGCACGTCACCTGCAGCGATAGCCTTGCCGGCAACGATCTGCACGGCACCCGTTTCCGGATCGACGTTGAAATCGACGCCCGCTTCGTAGGGCGTCGTGCCGTCCTCGTTCTTGACGGTCACCGCAGTGACGTTGCGCACGCCGATGGGATTCGCGGCAGTCTGGCCGAGCTGATAGATCTTGCCCGGCACGACCTTGCGAATTTCACCAGTCACTGGCGTGGCAATCTGCGTCACGACCTCACTCGTTGCAGCGAGGAAGCGTTGATACGTCGCCATGCTCATGTTGTTGCAGGTGATCTTTGCGGTGCGCTTGACCTTGCCAGTCAGCGTGCCGATAAGTTCGCTCGCCGCGGTCTCTGCGGAGAATTCCTCGGCTTTCTCGGAATCGACGGTGACGACGAAGCTGGGGCAGTTGCCCATTTCTTCTTCGCCCGTCAGCTCTTCGAGGGCGTTCATGATGTCGAGCCGCAGACGGCCACGCGGGGCCGACAGTTCGGTTTTGGTATGCACGATGGGCATGGGTATTCCTTTCAGGGTTGCCCGTCGAAGCGGGCAGAAGTAGAGAAAACGAGTTCGACGCCGACGAGACCGGCTTCGGGAAGAGGCGGAGGCTTCACGCCCACCAGTAAGAGGCGCTCCCAGCGACGCCCCGCGAGCAGCCCGGGTGTCCAGCCGTGCAATGCCTCGATGCCGCGCGCGAACGCGATGTCGAGATGGAGAGCGGCCTCCGGGTCACTGCGCTTCGCCATGAAGGTGACTGCCCAGTAAGGCCGAACCAGAGCGCCAGGCGCCTCGCTGGCCGGCACATTGGCGTCAACAAACATCACCGAAGCGAAGAGGTCGGACTCACGCTTTCCGCCGTCCGAGAACATGCCCTTGACGGTCCATGTATCGGGCAGCTCACCGCGGAGGCGACCAACGATTGCGGGTTCCAGTGCAAGCATGGTCAGATCGTCCGCAGCACGAGACGCACGAAACCCTGCCCATCAGGCTCCGCCGTCTCGACCTCGTAAGCAACGCCGCCAATCGAGAGCGCGTCATCGCGCTCCAGCGCACCGAGGCCCCATTCCGGCCCGGTGCACTCGGGTGCAACTGCATCGGCCTCGCCGCCGAAGGGCGCGGCAAAGGGCTTTGCGAACATCACGGGCACCTCGACTCCGCCCACCTCTGCGACAGCATTGGAAAGGCGAGCGAGCACCACGTCATTGACGCGAGCTTCGAGTGCAGCGAACGGCGTCAACACAGCCTCAGGCGTTGAGGTGCAGCCAGACGGTGGTAGCGCCGGCGCCCGCGGCCTTGGCCGCGTAACCCGCCAGCGTGTTGCCGCTGGCGGTGGTCGTGAGGCGGTCGTTCGCATCGTCCCAGTACAGGAGTGCGCCCTGCGCCGGCGTATCTGCCGCCAACTTGGCAAGCTCGACCACGCCTTTGACGCGCAAGGCACCCGTGCTGCCGGCGGCGATGTCGGCCACCGCAATTCCGACGCGCGCGCCGATCACCACGACAGCGCCAGACGACACGGCCGTACCCGGCGTGTAGTCCAGGACGTGGCCTTCTTGAACAAAATTCTTCATGACATTTCCTTGAGGAAGTTGAGGTGTGAGGCATCAGCGGAGCCGGGAGGCTCCGCCAGTTGCATCAGGCTTGGCCGGGGTTCTTTGCCATAGTCCGGAAGTCGAGCGGCGACACGCCGGCGTCGATGCGCACCTTGAACTCGGTGCCATCCACGTTCCAACCCGCCTTCTGTTCGAGGTACGGCTGATCGTTGCCATCGAGGTAGCTCACTTCGATGGTGTCGGTGGCGTTCTGATCCGCGGCGCCATACCAGCCACTCACCGAAGCCGCGTCGAGCCGGGCGTCGGAGACGACCTCAAAGGTGTCGCGCACGGAGTTCGGAACCGTGTTGTTCTTGTTGGCGGCGCCGACTTCGAACTCGCTCGCCTTCACAACATTGGCGACGCCTCGCAGTGCACGCGGCACGATCAAATATTTAAGGCCGATGTTCAGGGCCGACTTGCCTTGCTTCTGTACAGCCATCGCCGCGCCCATCGCATCGACGCTCGCCGTGGTGATAGCGCTGGCGGACATCAGGTTCGCGTGGTCGGCATGGAACAGCGACACGCCGTCGCTCATCGCCGGATTGCCGGTCAGCACCGCGTACACCAGATCGCCAACGGTGCGAATGGCCGCCCGACCCATCAGACGCGGAACGCGGGTGAAGGCATCCATGTCGTCATTGATGACGGCCTGACGCGTGATGCTGAAGAGCTCGCCGTACGTCGCCAACATCACGGTTTCGCCGCGCTCGCCAAGCGTCGCGTACTTGTACTCCGCGCCTTCAGCCACGCGGCGGAGGCTCGGGAAGGCGTTGAGGTCAACGCGCTTGCCCGGCTTGAAGTCGCCCAGCGAACCGGCACGAGTCCAGAGCGGGAAAGTCTCGTCGGCCTCGGTGTAGCCGCGCAGCAGCGACTTGTTCGCCACGTTCGCGAGCAGCCCGGGGAAGTCACTGGTGCTGTGCGTGAAGGCGGCGCCGATGAATTGCATCTTGTCCATACCATCGGTCTTGAAGCCAGCACGCGCCAGGCTGGAGCGAGCGAGTTCGGCGAGCGTGTACCCGCGGAACGGGTTCGCACCTTCCGACTTCTCCAGACCCGCACGGGCAAGCAGCGCTTGCGTGGCGGCGGTGCGCTGCTTGTCGGATTCGTCTTCGACGGTGGTCACATGGGCACCGGCGACCGGCGTTGTGCCCACAGCCAGATGCGCGAGCAGGCGCGCGCCGGCGGCCTCGACGGTCACCGCGTGATCGTCTTCGCACACTCGCTGAATGTCGGCAACGCCGGGCTGTGCCGCGAAGCGCGCGAAGCTCGCGCGGATGCCAGAGCGGCGCGCCTGATCGGCGGCCAGCACTGCGGCGGCATCGGGAGCCGCAACAGGTGCGGCGGGGTTGGCGGGAACGGCGGCGTTTCCGCCGCCGGCCGCAGCTGCGCCGGCAGCACCGAGGGCGGCCAGCAGCACATGGGAACGGAATTTCATAGAGTCCTCTTCAGCGGAAAGTGCGGCGGGCGCCGCGGTGGTGCCCTCTGTCAGCAGAGCTGCCGGCAGAGAGCGGTAACGGTTGAGTGGGAGGTCACGCGCAGCACTTGCGGCGACGGGCATCGGATCGGTGACCGCATCGATGAACTTCGCAGCAAGCGCCTCGGCGGCCGTATAGAAGTGGTCTTTGCCATCGGTCAGCAGCGCCAGCATCCCGGGCTGATCGCCCGTGCGCACGGCATAGCTCGTGGACATCGCCGCAGCCCAGGTGTCGAGCTGGTCGGCCAGCTCGCGCAGCTCGGCGCTGTTGCCGGCGGCGTAGGTCCAAGGCGCATGAATCATCAGCATGGCGTTGTCGGCCATGTGCACCTTGTCGCCCGCCATCGCAATGAGGCTGGCAATCGAGAAGGCCATGCCATCGACTTCGGTCGTCACGGTGGCCTTGTGACGGCGCAATGCATTGAAGATGGCCAGACCATCGGGCACACTGCCGCCGATGCTGTTGATGCGGACGGTGATCTGATCCGCATCGACGGCCTGCAGCTCACGAACGAACGAAGCGGCGCTGACCGTTTCTTCCCACCAGCTTTCGCCGATGTCGCCGTAGATGTAGATCTCGGCTGCTGCTGCAACACCCAGCGCGGCGGCGGCGATGGCAGTGCGGCGGCGGATTGCGTACCAAGTGTTTTGCGGTTTGCTCATGAACTGAGGGCCTCTGTGTTGAGGCCCTCAGTGTCAAAAAACCAGCGTCCGGTTTTTAGGGGAGAAACCGGATTATTTTTTCCGCCCGCCTTCTTCTTCGGGCTCGGGTTGCGGGCTCGCAGCCGCGGAAGCATTCGCAAGCGTTGCGGCATTGCTGGAGAACACGAGCGCGCGTTCGGCGGCATCCTTGCGGAACGCATCGACTTGTTCCAGCACGTCGCGCGGGTTGCCGCCGCGACGACGGATGACTTCGACCTCGCTCGCGAAGCCGGCCTGCACGAGCTTCTCCCACGCGTTGGCTTCTTTCATCGGATCGATCCACGGCATGCTCTGTCCGATGAAAAGGGCATCGTCTTCGGTGCCCGGCATCACGTCGGCAGGAATCGGCACGACGCCACTCAAGTGCGCCACCTGAACAAATGTCTCCCACGACGGCTGGACGAACATGCCCACGAATTCATCGGTCAACACTGCGTAGTGGACCCACTGCTCGACCAACTCCTGCCGCTGCGCGCTGTAGCTGCCGTCGTAGTCCCGGCTCACGCTTGAGTAACTCGCGCCGATGCCGGCGCAGAACGCGCGCAACTGCCCCGCGCGCCAGGCAATAAGGTTGGGATTCGGTCGATTGCTGTCGATCATTCCGACTTCTTCGCCCACGGTCAGAGAGTCGAGAATCATCCCGGGCTGCATCCGCAGATCGCGCGGCACCACATTTCCCTCGGCATCGCGCGGCAGTTGCGGCGAGTTCTCCGGGTTGAACCCGTTCGGCTCGTTTCTCTTCACATACGCGGTCAGCGAAGCCGCCACTTTGGCCGCAACGCGCTCGCTCTCTTCGTAGTCCTTGAGGTCTTCGCCGCGGGTGATGACACTGGCGAATTCTGAAACGCCCCGCCGCTGGTGCAGGCGGTCAATGGTCGCAGTGTGGAGCATGCGCTCGGCGGGAATGAACTTCAGACCGCCCGCGTTCCTGAAGGTCATTCCATCTCTTGGGTCACCCTTGTAAACCCAATACCCTGTTGCTTCGCCCCATGCGTTCGACTGGATGCCCTGCCGCACGCCCTTGCTCGGATCGTCATAGTCGAGGGGCACGAAATCGGGCTCGAAGAGCTCAAGCGAATACGGCACCCGCGTGCCATGGTTGAGATTGGGCACGGGGCCGACGAGTTGCTGCGCGAAGGCCTCTCCGTCGCGCAGCCAGGTATAAGCCGTGAGGCGTTGCGCGAGAGGCCAGCGATAGCGACCCGTCACCTCGGGCCGTCGCTGCCAGTCGCGATGCGCTTCGCGCAGAAGCGCTGCGTATTCGGTGTGAATGGACCCGTCCGCTCGACGCGGTTGCGGCTCGACGCCAATGCCACTGGGGCCAACCACGTTGTTGACCAGCACGCGCAGCGCGCCACGAGAGATGTCGTGATTGCGCTCCAGATAGCGCGCATGTGCACGCACCGCGGCTGCACCCGCACCCACAAGCGTATCGGGCGAACTGTTGTCGGTGCGGCGCATGCGCGCCTTGTTGGGCTTCGCGCCCTCATAGTGCGCGAGCGCGCGTCGATACTGCGCACGCCGAAGGCCGGCCGAGGGGCTGACGATGCCGACGAGGCGGTCTAGGATGTTCATGCTCATTTCAGCCCCTCTCACCGTCGAATCGAGCCACCGAGAACGACAGGCCGCCGAAGGTCGGGCCGCGGCTGCCCGACTCGCCGGCGACGCGGCGCTCCCATTCCATGCGCCCCTTTCGAATCTCGGCGAGGTCTTCGTGAGTGTGGGTGCGGCCGTTGAACTGCACGGTTTTACCCGTGAGCACAGCAGCCTCGGCGGCCAGGTAGCTGGCAAGCATGTCTGTTGCGATAGTCATGAGGTGAAGCTAGCTGTTTGCCAGTCCGGTTTTTAGGGGCGAATCCGGATTTTTCGCAGGGGCCGGGCGCGGCGCGCGCTGGCCGACAATCTCGTAGATGCGGGTCCGGCTCAATCCATGGCGGCGCATCAGTTCATCGACATTCGTCCCGGTGAAGTCGCGGCGGATGGAGGCATCGCGAACCGATCGATCCGGCGCCGGGATGTAGAGGTCCTGCCCGCCGAGGCGACGGCGCAGACCGCGCACGAGCGCCGCAGCGAACATGCCGGCCATGCCTTCATGCATGCCGATTTCTTCGCGCACGATGCTGGTGAAGTCGTGCTCAAGCTGCACGGCGGCATCTTCGGATTGCCCAGGTGTGAGCGAGGTAGGTTCAGTCAAAAGCGGTCACTCCATTCATCGGATGCAAACGAGTGCGGCGCAGCAACTGGCCGCGGCGCTGGTCTAGGGGGCGTTGATGCCGGCGTGCGCGCAGCGGGCGCAGCAGACGGGGACGGTTCCGGCGCAATGACAGCCGGGCTGCTGAAAAGGTCGCGCGCCGGCTGCACGGCCGCTTCGAGGTCGCTCCAGCGCTTGTCCGTGTGGTTGTGAAGGCCGAGACCGAAGGCGGCGTGTAGCGCGTAGTTCCGGTTGTCGAGCACCTCGTTGCGAGGCCTGCGCTTGACCCAGCGGTAGACCTCTTTTCCGTTGACCTTCACGAGGATGCGCTGCTCGGCCGTGAGCTGCTCAAACCATTCCTGCGGCAGCTCTTGGCTGAAGTGCACATAGCCCGGCCCGGGCTTCTCGATGGCGAGCTGTCCGAGCAGCAAGTCTTTCGCCGAGTCCACACCGACATTCCAAAGCTTGATGCCGTTCGGGATCTTCTTTCCGTTCCAACGCACCTCTTGCGGGCTGCTCGGGCCGAGCACCGGAACGTTTTCTTCACCGCGCCCTTTCACCGCGCGCAGCTTGGGAAGCAGATGCTGCATCTTGCGCACCCAGTTGTAGACGGCCTGCGTCTGGTCGCTCGAGTCGATGGAGATAGCACTCAGCCCCATTGACCCGCCGTGCCAGGCCTGCACGTAGCGGCTCGACAGGTAGGCGGCGACGGGCTCCCAATCGTCTTCCGACGCGGGGTTGCCAGTGATGACGTGATGCTCGACGTGCCAGGACTCCAAGCCGCGCCCCCACGCCCACACATCGATTTCCCAACGGTCGCGCTGTACGTCAACGCCAGCGGTCAACACAAGCCCGCCGGCCGGGACCGTCTTCAACGGATAGGCCTCTGCACGGGACTGCAGCGCGTGCTCATCGGTGCGCTCGCCGACCACCTCCCACGTCTCGCCGAGCGTCTCGTTGACGAAGAGCTGCATCGGACCGGCGTCGCCTCGGGCGAGCGCATCGAGCGCCTCCTCGAATTCCTTGACGATGCTTTCCCATGTGCGTTGCGGGCTGTATGCCGCCCAGACGTGCAGGCCCAATGTCTTCGGGGGTCGAGTGGGCATGCCGGCGCTATCGCGCCAGGTGCGATCCGGCCCGAACCGCTTGCCGGTCTTCTCGCAGACCCATGTGCCCTGCATTGGAAGGCCACCGTGCAGGAAGTCGCTTTGCCGGATGGACTCGCGGCAATGTGGGCAGACGTGGCGCACGCTGGCCGGGTTGCCGCGGTCCCACTTGAAGCCGTGCAGCATCTCTTTACCGCCCCACTTCAGAGGATGCTCAAGGCCGCAGTGCTTGCAATCGATGTAGAAGCGGACGTAGCCCTCTGCGTTGAGCGCCGCGCGCTCGACGTGGCACAAGCCCTTCACGCCCGGAGTGGACCCTCCGACGAACTTCGGATAGGGCGCACCTTCGAGACGGCCCTTCGCAAGGCCGCCGGGATCGCCCGATTTCTCGATGGTCTGGTCGAACGCGGACCACTCATCGAGGATGGAAATCGCCACCGTGATCCGCCGATAGGCGCGCTTCGCCTTGCCGCCCAACAAGTGCAGCACGCTGTCGCGGAACTTCTTCATCTTGATGGTGTCATCGCTGCCGCCGCCCTTGCGACGGGCGGCCTGCACGGCGGGCACACCATCGCGCGCATCAAGGATCGGATCGATTTCGCTTTTGACGTAGCTGTCGCGGTCGTCGTCGGTCGGCTGCCACAGCGCTTGCTTGCGCCGGCGGTGCGCGATGTTGTAGGCAACGAAGGCGGTAATCATCTTCGTGTAGCCAACGCGCTTCGACTTCTTCACATCGAGTTCCTCGATGCGGTCGTCGCTCATGAAGTCGAGGATGCCGACCTGAAAGGACCATGCGATCCATCCGCCCTTCTGATGCGAGCTTTCGCCGGCCAGCTTGAAGTTATCGACAGCCCACTCGCTGAGTGTCTGGAACACTTCAGCTCGCAGGCTACTTAGCCCAAGGCCGACCGCGCGGCCGATGGCGCGTAATGTTTCACGCGAAACGTAGTCGGCCACTATTGCCCCGCCTCGTCGCCGAGCGGGTCGTCGGCGCTGCCATCGTCGTCAGATGCGAGCCGATCCAGCTCGGCCACCACCAGCTTCTCGGTTGCGCGAATCCACTCGTTGCGTGCGTTCGCGATGACCTGCTGCACGGTGGCCTTCGCTTCATCAGGCAGCTCGGGACAGGCCTTGCGTAGTGCACCCTCAAGCTGCTCGAAGCGATCCACGACCGCGCTTGAGGCCATGCCGAGAACATCGGCCAGCAGACCGATAGGTGCGAAGTCGCCGCGAGCCACCGCGTTCTTGATGTCCTGCGCCTCCCGCTGGCTGCGCGCCAGGCGGGCGCGCTCCTGCACGAGGTCGAGGCCGCCGGCTTCACCCGATGCACGTCCGGCGGCGACCTCGCGCAGCCGTTCGCAGTAGGCGAGCAACCACGCATGCGCGGTCTGGCCGCGCTCGATGACGCCCTCTCCCACCAGTTGGCTCACCTTCGCTTCGCTCACTCCGATGAGCACGGCGAACTCCGCCTGCGTGATGCCTGCGCCCATCACCTCAACCGTCTTCACTTAACCCCCTTAGGAAGGTCCGCGAACAGGCCGAGGACGCGGTTCGAATTACCCGTATCCGCCCCTTCCAAAAGGGACCCGTTCATTTTTTTCGGGGCGCCCCATGACGGTGCGCAGAGGACGGGGGCGCGACGATGCGCCATGCCGAGGCTGCGCGTCATTCGCCCACCATCTTTCGGATGCGATAGCGGATGCGGCGCTCGATGTACGGCACCACGTCGGCACGCTCTGCCACGCGCTCTCTGCTGATCCGCGATTCGTAGGTGCCACCACGCACGAACATCAGCACAGGACGCACGATGAACCCGTCTTGCCCGGTCGCCGCCCATATGCCAGGGGCGAGGTGCTGTGTCGGACCACTGCGAAGACGGCCATATGAGACGAAGAAGCGCACGCCCTCGCGCGCCTTGGTGCCCTTGTGCAGACGGGCCTTGCGCTTGTCGGTCATGTTGGCCTTGTAGCCCTGCTCTCCCAACGCTTGGAAGTAGGACAGCAAGCGCACAAGGAAGCCACCGCGCACATTGCCGCGCCCGTCATCGCTGCCGGGGAATGGCGTTGCAGGGATGACCGTCTGATACCCAGCGGGCAGGATGCCGATGCGGTGCAGTGCCGCTTCGCTGCGCTTGTCCCGGCGCGTCCCGCCGAACTCCTGTGCCTGAAGAATCTTTTGCGGGTCCACACCCTTGCCGCCGAAGTAGGTCGGCTCGATGTCCACGCTCAAGCGCTCTGGCGTGGCTTTGCGCACGTAGACGCTCTTGAGGATGTAAGAGGTGGGTCGGTCGAACTGTTCGCCCAGCTCTCGCTGCCATCCACGCCGCACATGGAAGCCGCCATCGCTCATGCCGTCCGCATATGCCTGCTTGGCCTGCTTGCCCGACAGCTTGGCGAGCTGCGACTGCACACTCGCGAGGCCGCTGCCATTGAAGCCCATGGTCACGCGCATGCGACCTCCGTCGAGTTGTCTTTGAGGATGCGCTTCAGCTCTTCGTTGTCTGCGTTCTGCACCCGAGCAGTGAAGGCCAGATAGCTCTCCCCTCGCCCAACCGAAAAGGCCGCCTCATCCCACGGATTGAGGCCCAGTTCTCGCGCCCTTGCATCGATACCCGAGCGAGTCTTGTGCCAAGCCAACACGCAAGGCGCTTGAGCACGAGGCACGTCGAGCCACCGCTTATTCCGAAGCCAGGTCGCGAACTCGGGCACGAACTCGCCATCGTCCTTCGTCCACCTCTTGCTAAGCCTTTGTGCTTCGATGGCCGTGCGCATCGCCTGCTGCAGCGCGGCGTTCGGCGCAATCCGGAGGTATCGGCGTTCTGCCTTCGACCGGTTGTCACGGTTCGGGTAGATCGCAAAGAGTTCATCGAACCCGGTCGCCCCCCCATCGGGGGGTAGGGGGGTATTACGGTTCCTGACGGTTCCTGAAGATTCGGATGACATAGCCGTGTCACCCCCCCGCGACATAGCTGTGTCACCCCTCGCGTCACCCGTGTCACCCCTCCCCGCTTCATCGAGGGGTGTCAATCTGTCACCCGTGTGGATAACTTCCTCTCCAGCGTGCATAACTTCGTCCGCTTCATGGGGTGTCACTTTGTCACCCCTCGGCGCGAGGTCAGCGCCGGCCACCCAAGCAGCAGTCACGCGATATTCATTGGTCGAACCACGACGCCCGGTCGCAGTGCTGACCATTTCCAGCCAACCGGATGCAACCATCTTTTGAAGTTGCCGCTGTACCGTGCGCGTGCTCTGCCGCGTCTTGCGCGCCAGCTCACCGACTGAGGGCCAGATTCGCGTGCCATCGTCATGGGCGTGGTCCGCCAGTGCCAACGCGAGCAGCATCTCGCTGCCCCCCTCGGGATAGCGGTCGAAGACCATCGTCATTAGCCGGATGCTCATGGCGTCGCGCGCCCTCCCCGGCCAGGTCGAACCCCTGCGCTCATGCCTTTGGCTCCTCCCGCATCAGGCCGCGGAGCATCGCGAGCGCATGCCCCACGCTGGCGACAATCTCGGCCGCGTGGTGCTCTGCCTTGCGCATCTGATTGCGCGACACGCCGCCGGTGCGATGCGTCAGCGCCTCGCCGAGCGACTGCACGTAGTCAGCGAAGTTCATCTGCAGCCGCATCAAGGTATCGATCGGATCGCCCTCGGAATGCGCCGGCGTCGCACGGATGCAGACGTGCTGCAGCTCGTCGGCCATGGCATGCAAGATCCGATAGTCCCGGCTCTGCCACTGCATCTCGATGGCGTCCCGCAGCGTGAGGTGATGGGTCGTGTTGCGCAGATTGACCTTGTGCGTCAGCGTGTTGACGTTGTGGCCCATGCGCTTGGCGAGTGCATCAATGCCGCCGTCGTAGCCGTGCGCGGTGTCATAGGCCGCTACCGCGGCGTCGTGGCCGCGCTGGATGGCGGGCACGGGCTCATCGGCGCCATAGCCGTGCGCCTCGTCAATTGAGATATTCGTTCTCATGCAAATTCCAGTGAAGAACAGCTCTCGCACCGCAGAAGCGGGGCGCGCTCCCACGCTCGCGGAGCGCATTGATGCCATCGAGCAATTCCTGCAGCAGCTCGTACTTCTTCTCGAAGTCGAGCCGGACTTGAATCGCGAGTCCGTCGCCGCGTGGATCGAAATAACGAACAAGAGCGCCAGTGCCCACGGTCTGCAATCGCCGCGCGAGTTGGCCGCGATGGAGCAGCTCTGCGGTCGAGTGCTGTCTCCCGCTGTTTCTGTGATGCAGGCAACTCCGGGACTACCTTTGTGAACTGCATCCGGCATCTGCAAGCAGCGAAACGCCGCCCTGCCTCGCGTCGGATGCAGCGATGCCACCGAACCCGGCAGCGAGAAAGATGTGCGGAAAGTCGAGCTTTACCTGTGGCGGAATGCCGCGCGTTATCCAGTTCTGGACGCGCTGGACGCCGCCATGGGCCTTGTCGTACCCGAGACGCACTGCCAGCTTGGTTGGCCCGCCCAGCTCACGAATGAGTTCCTTGTCGGTCATGACCGCATTTAAACATGGTGTTTATAAACATGTCAACGCGGCGTTTATCAACAGTTTGTTTAGCGCGGGAGAATTCCGTTATGCATGAATCCGTCTCGCGCCTACTGGACTACGCCCGCAAAAAGTCCTCCGAGTTCGCCAAACCGGGGAATGACTTTGGGAGGCTGCAGGTGCTGCTTCAGGTGTCGTCTGCTACCTTGACGAACTGGAAAAGCCGTGGGGTTTCAAAGGAAGGCGCCATTCGCGCCGAACGCGAACTAGGCTGTTCTGCCAACTGGATTCTTACCGGCGAAGGGGACGAAGACGCACAAGCGAAAGTCGTCGACACACCCGAGTTCGTTGAGGTCCGCAGAGTCGATGTCTCCTTCTCGAACGGCGAGGGTCGAGTCGTCTACAGCGAGGATGACAGACCCCCACTCTCATTTCGCGCGGACTATCTTCGGAAGCTCGGCATACACAAGGGCAATGCCATCGTTGTAGACGCAAGTGGCATCAGCAATGAGCCGAAGATTCGCGACGGCGCCGTTGTCCTGTTAAATCGAGCCGATAAGACTCGGCTCAACGGCGAATTCTTCGCATTTCGCTACGACGGTGAGCTGCTCATCAAGCGCTTGCACCGAGTAGAAGGCGTCGGGATTCTTGCAACGGCAGAGAACAGCGACTTCAAGCCGAAAACACGGATCTACACCGATGCGGACGACTTCGAGGTCATAGGTCGAGCCGTCTGGACCGGCATCGAACTTTAGAACTCAGGTGCCAGGCGCCCGACAGCCCATTCGGTCGCATTCGCCCTGCAGGCGATCCACAAGCCGGTCCGCGCCCGACACGCGGTTTTGACAGGTCGTTGCAGCAGCCTGCATTTCAGAAGCAATCGCTTGGTTGCGGGTCGCACCTGCCAGGTTGTTGTTTGAACTGGCGGTGCGTGAAGCCATCGCCCTCTGCTCCTGCTCACAGGCCGCACGTTGCCTGTCGGAGTCGAGTTTCGCGTCATTGAGTCGAACCCAACGTTCTCGCTGCAAGCGCTCCTCGGCCAAAGTGTCCGTAAAGGATTTCTTTTCCCCGCCCACCCCAGGGGCTCCGTTAGCTTGCGATCCGGTGCTCGCGGCCGCGGGACCTGAGGCCGGACGGACGTCGAGTTTTCCGCCCGATCCCCCGCTACATGGCGTTTGCTGAAACTGCATGCGTCCGGTCGCATCAGGGCACTTGAAAACCTGCGCCGACGTGTGGGACGCCGCAGCCATCAACAACAACGCGAACACCAGCTTCATCATCCCCTCCGATCGATTCATGTAGCGACTCTGTTCGCTGATTTTCTGCGACGCGCTTAAACACCGTGTTGACAACAATATAAACGCCATGTTTAATTCCGTATCCCAACACGGAGTTGAAATATGGCGCCAGCATCCATCGCAGCACGTCGCTACCGCTGCTACTACACCCCCCGAGACGCACTCGGACACCTGAATCCGTCCGAAACGGGAGCAGCCCCGTTCGTGCAGTTCCTCGCTGCCAACGCGGAAAAGGCCCGCGACATCGCCCAGCACATCACCGGCTGCCCGGTGATCGACGCCACCCGCATCGAGGGCTGAACGCATGGCACGCGCTCAAGCCAACCACGCCACGAGCAGCCGCGTAGCACCGAGCTACGTCGCGACCCGCTCGGCGCGCGTAGACATCTGGATTCGCACGACCGGCCGCCGCCGCCAGGCGTTCTATCGCTGCCCCGCGGTGGGCGTCGCGACGTGGCAGGCCATGGGCGTGCCGCTCGCCGACAAGGCGCTGAAGGCGGGCAGCATCAGCCTGCCCGGCATCTCCGACGCGGCCGTCGCGGCCTACACCGAAGACGCACCCGCCCATCCCATGGCGGTCGAGTTCGCCGAGCGCGCTCGCGCACTGAGCAGCGACATCGACGCCCTGAATCTCTCCGCGCGAGGCGTCGCATGAACGCCCCGCGAAAGGCCACCACCAGCAGCCTCGCGGAGCTGAAGGCGCAGTTGGCAGCAGCTCTTGCTGCGAAGGCCATTGCGGAGGCAATCGCCTCGTACCAAGAGGCAGGTTATGGCTCTCTCGTGACCGAGCCGCTTTGCGATGCGCTGGCGAACGTCAACTTTTCGCTTCGACAGGTGAAGTCATGAGCGCCGCCCCATACACGCTGCGCTTCACCGAATGGCGCTGCGGGCACCACGGGCAACGCCCCGCTGACATTCCCGTTCACTCGGTGGAACAGGCCCAGCTCATCCTGCAGGCGATTGCCAATGCGATGAGCCAGCCGGGACATGCGCGAGCGGCCATCTTCAATGAAACCGCTGGAGCCTGCGCCTACGCCACGGACGACTTCGCTGAGGCGTTTCCCACTCAACTGACTTCTCGCACCGTGATCTATCACGGCAGCAACGAAGAGATTGCAGAGCTGTTGAAGCTCGCCGCGGCCTTCGACTATGCGTATGGCGGCGAACTGGAGCAGTGGGACGGCAGCACCTACCTCGACGGAATGGAGGTCATCACCACCCTGACCACGCCCGAAATCGAAGCCGCCATCGCGCCAGTCGAGTGGTGGGACGAAGGCCGGCGCTTTCACGTCTGCGAGACGCCTCCGGTGCTGAAGCCGGCTGCCGAACTGCTGACCGAGTTGCGCGAAGCCAATGAAGACCTCGTGCGAGGCGCAGCATGACCGCGCAGCACGCGCCGGGGCGGCTGACGCTGCGCAAGCTCATCGAACTTGTCAGGGCGGAATTCATGGACGCTGAACTGAGCGTCACGATGAAAGACGCGCATCGCAACTCAGCGAGGGCCTCGCTGCCTGTCGATCTGTGGTCGATGCCGCGCATCGCTGCCCATCCCGCCACCGGTGAACCGGCACGCCTTGCATTCGAGGTGTGGGTCGACGACGTGCGCTTCGTGAAGGTCACCAAGCCCACCCGGAGCGCCGGGTAATGGCCTTCCTCTTCCGCTGCCCCGAGTGCCGCACGCGGCGGCGCAGCCATGGCCTGTTCACGCAGCATTTGCGTGAAACCGGCCATCGCCTGTGCCGGTGCGGGGGATACCACTACGAGCACCGCCCGGGTTCGCCCTTCTGCGAGCGCAACCCGATGAGCGCGGCGCTGCTCGCGAGCCGACACGGCGCCTCTGACGAAGAGGTGTTCGACATCGCGCTCGAAATCGCCCTCACAACACCGGGCCGCGCGCTTGCGCACTGCCCATTCTGAAAGGCCGGCCATGCGCTCGACCTCGTTCCAAGAAACCGGCGTTGGCCTCGTAAGGACATCGCCTGTCAGGCCCATCCCGGGCCTTCTCGCGACCGCCGCCGCGCTGGCGGTCTTCATCGTCCTGCCCATCGTGCTCGCCGCGATGTGCGTCTACGGCTGGAGCACACCATGATCGTGATTAAGAACCCTCGCCCGCGGCGCCCCAAGCAGCCGCAACGCACCGGCCCCATCGGCGGCCTCATCGACGACCGGTTTCGCTACACGCCCGCCGTCGCCACCGACATCAGCAAGACATTCAAGCGCATCCGCGCCGAGCAGCGGGGTGCGCGGCCATGACGACCACCACCACGGGCATTTTCTACGTCGGCAAGGACTACCCCGGTCGCCCCGCCGTCAGCGAACACCAAGACGACAGCAAGACATTCGTTCTGCGGATGCGGCTCATCGACAACCAAGGCCCGGGCCGCATCGAGGGCTACGTCGTGCGCTGGTCAGGCGCTGCCGCCGAAGCGTGGCGCCAGGCGCACCCCGCGCTCAAGGCCGGCGACGCGCTGCGCCTCGTCCTCATCAATCCGCGCTCGCTCTTGGGTCCGCGCGGCACCCCCGAAACCAGCGCGCAAGTCAGCGCGTGCGAGCTGCTGCCTGCTCGCGCCCCCGCGGTTGCACAAGCCGCCTAGCCCACCACCACGACCCCGGACCCATGAACCTCATCACACCCCCGGCGAAGCGCCCCGCGCTTCACCATCTCATCGCCCTCACCGGCCACGCCGGCGTCGGCAAAGACACTGTCGCCGATCTGCTCGTCGTGCATTCACGCTTTCGCAAACTCGCCTTCGCAGACGCGCTGCGCGGCGAGGTCTCGAATGCGTTCGGCCTCTCGCTCATCGACCTCAGCACCCCATACCTGAAGAACGTGCCGACCGTCGCGCTTCGCATGCGCCGCGCGCCGCACGACTTCCTCGCGGCCGTCATCCTGTCTTTGAGCGCAGCCGCCCCCGACCACCGCACACCTCTTAGCGACGAATGGCTCGACGAGGCGCGTAGTCCGCGGCAGATCATGCAATGGTGGGGCACCGAGTACCGCCGCGCCCAGTCGCCGCGCTACTGGACCGAACAGCTCATTAAGCGGCTCGCGGACTACCGCCGTGATGGCGAAAGCCGCTTCGTCGTCACTGACGTGCGGTTCGACAACGAGGCCCATGCGCTGCGCATGGCCGGCGCCGCGCTTTGGCAAGTGGTCCGCCCAGGATACGACGGAGCCGCGGAGGGCGGGCACGTCAGCGCCACTGACGGTAGCCGCTTCAATCCCGAGGTGGTCGTCACTAACGCCCACGACGTGCGGCACCTGCAGGTCGAGGTGTTGTCGCTCTTTATCGCTCGCGAACTCGGCCTCGACCGGGACCGCATGACCTTCAGCATGGAGCACGAAACATGCTGACGCCTCAATTCGTCCTCAACCTCTCGGCGAAGCTGGTCATCGTGCTGTTCGCCGGCTCGGGCGGGAGCTGCACAGGCATCGAGCAGGCGCTCGGCCGCCACGTAGACATCGCGGTGAACCACAACCCGGATGCGATCTCGTGCCACGCGAAGAACCATCCGCAGACCGAGCACCATCGCGAAGACGTACGCTATATCTCGCCGCGCGATCTGGTGCGCGCGCGGCACGTCGGCTACTTCCACGCGAGCCCGGACTGCACGCACTTCAGCCAGGCGCTCGGCGGCCAGCCGCGCGACACCGAGATTCGCTCGCTGTCGTGGGTCGTTGTCCGCTGGGGCGGCCAGGTCGCGCCCGATGTCATCACGCTGGAGAACGTCGAACAGATTCGCAAGTGGGGGCCGCTCATCGCGAAGCGAGACAAGGCAACCGGCCGTGTGGTCAAGATGGATGGCACGGTGGCCGAGCCCGGCGAATACGTGCCCCGCCGACTGCAGCACCTCGTGCCGGACCCGAAGCGCGTCGGCAAGACTTGGGAGCGCTTCCTCCAACTGCTGCGCGCGCAGGGCTACGTCATCGAGCACCGCCTGCTGTGCGCTGCGGACTTCGGCGCGCCGACCACGCGCACGCGGCTTTTCATGATCGCTCGCCGCGACGGCATGCCGATCTGTTGGCCGCAGCCCACGCACTCCCGCAAGCCCACGCCCAGCCTGCTGAAGTGGCGCTCTGCCGCCGAGTGCATCGACTTCTCGCTGCCCACGAAGAGCATCTTCGACCGGCCGAAGCCGCTCGCGGATGCAACGTGCCGTCGCGTTGCCCATGGACTGAAGCGCTTCGTCCTCGACAACGCAGACCCTTTCATCGTGCCCGTGACGCACTCCGGCAGCGTCCGTGTTCACGACATTCGCGAGCCGCTGCGCACCATCACGACCGCGCAACGCGGCGAATTTATGGTGGCAACGCCCACGCTCGTGCCTGTTGGCCATGGCGACCGCCGCACCGGCGACATTCGCACGGCCAGCCTCGACGAACCCCTCGGAACCCTGCTCGCCGGCGGTGGAAAGTACGCCTTGGCCGCGGCCACGCTCGTGCAAACCGGCTATGGCGAGCGCGAGGGCCAGGCGCCGCGCTCGCTCGACCTCGACAAGCCACTCGGGACGGTGGTTGCCGGCGGCGCGAAGCATGCGCTCGTGACCGCTTTCGTCGAGCAGGCGAACGGCGGCCACAACACGATGCCAGCCCGGGCCGCGACCTCGCCGCTCTCGACCATCACGACAAGCGGCAGCCAGCAGCGCCTCGTAACGGCGCACCTCGCGCACCTTCGGGGCAACTGCGACGCACGGTCGCTCGACGAGCCGCTGCGCACCGTGAGCGCCGGCGGGATGCATCACGGGCTCGTCGAGTATCAGCTCGCGCCCGAGGCCGAAGCCGACGCCCTGCGCTGCGCTGCGTTCCTCGTTCGCTACTACGGCGAAGGCGGTCAACTCGGCGACCTGAACGAGCCGATGCACACCATCACGACGAAGGCACGGCTCGCGCTCGTCACCGTCTGGATTCAGGGCGAGCCGTGGGTGATCGTGGACATCTGCCTGCGCATGCTGTCGCCGCGCGAGCTGGCGAACGCAACCAGCTTCCCGCCGCAATACATCATCGACCGAGGGCACGACGGGCGAATCTTCTCGAAGTCGAAGCAGGTCGCCATGATCGGCAACGCCGTGCCGCCACTGCTGCAGCGCGCCGTGACTGCCGCGAACTACTCTGAGCACGATCTGCGGAGGGCGGCATGAAGCGAAACAGCCGCCGCGCCAGCCCCGCGACGTTTGGCGCCGCCATCGCCGCGCGCCAGGCGCACAGCACCCCCAAGAGCGACGACATCATGACGAAGCTCTACAGCGCCTTCGCCGACCTTAAGGCGGGCAGCGCCGACGACGAGCTGTTCGACCGCCTCAGCGCAAACCTCAATGCCGTGATGGTGCGCGCCGAGCAGATCGACGAGCTTTGTCTCGCGCCGCTCCACGCCGCTGCAGACGCCCTCCGCCGCTGCGACGAAATCCGCGGTCGTCACGGCCGCTATGGCTTCGACGGGCCCGGCCTTCAGGCGATGGCAGCCGGCCTTGATGTTTGCGAAGCGATCACCCGCAACAGCTCGCCGAAGCAAATGTTCGACGCCTTCGTCGAATCGCTTTCACGCATGCGGAGCCAGTTGACCGCAGAAAGCGGTCAGCCCACATGAATCAAGCACAGATTCGGCAGAAGGGACGACTACAAGCGATTCATCTTCTCCTTGTTTTTTGCATACAGCTCTGGGTCAAGTGTTTCGATCTCTTTCATCAGCGCGATAGCGTGAGTGGAGCAGAGCTTTTGCAGCTTCTCCAATTGCTCCCGATTTCTACGATAGAAGCCGTCACCTTGTTCTGGCTTTTTCTCGTAGACCGTACCGAGTTCGTTGGCTGCGCGTCGAAGGTCGAGGTAGACATCCATCATCCCGAGCGTTGCAATCTGGTCTATCGGAAGCTGCGTGAACAACAAGGCCATTGCATTGCACTCGGCGACGACATCCGGATGGATGATGGGGTTTCCCGGCGAATCGAACTGATAGCCGATGAGCGTATTCATTCGCCTCAACTCAGACCCGAGATTTTGAAGAGCGAGCAAGATTGCAGAGTGCGATCGGGTCCTTGCCTTCAGATCGGCTTCCTCCGCACGCTTCGTCTCAAGCGTGTGCTGCCAATTGACGTAGACACCAGTCGCTGCAATTGCGGCGATAGCCCCCACCGCCTGAACCCACGATGCCCAGTCGCCAGGACTGAGCGGGGGATGCGCAACGAACACCCACACAAGAACAACGACGGCCAATGCGCCGACAACGCGCGCGGCACCTCCAGCGCTAATTTTCATCTTCACCTCCGAAGGCCCGCAGTATGAACCCACCCGAGTTCATCTCTACCACGCCTTGCCCGCGCAACGAGTACGCGCCAAGGCGAGCACCACAACAGCCAAACAGCGGCCCTGCGGGCGGCGACTTCAAGATCAAGTTGCCTCAAACCGAAAGGCCATCGCATCCAGCAAAGGACGTATCAAAGTGAACCTCACCGTTGATGTGCCCGGAGCGGCCGAGCTGCTGAAGATTCACCCCGAGACGGTGAAGAGGATGATCCACAAGGGCGAGTTGCCCGCCGCACAGGTCGGCCGCGCCTACGTGATGATGACAAAGGATGTGCTCGACTTCATCGAGAACGCCGTCATTCGAGAGACTGCCGCGCGGATGCGCAGGCCCTCGAAGTCACCAAAGCCGCGCCGCCAGGTCACTGCCTCGTAGGTTCGCGTACCGCATCATCATGCGGTGCGACTTGTGGCCGGTGATTTTCATGATCTGCGTTTCCGAGAGGGTCGTCTTTTCGAAGAGGCGGCTAGTCGCCTCGTGCCGTAGATCGTGAAACTTCAGATCCGGGCACTTGGCCGCCTCGAAGATCCCGATGTAGAGCTTCGAAAGATAGTCCGAAGTTTTGTCGAGTTTTTTTGGACTGGTGTCGCCATCCCACCACGGAAAAAGGACATCCCTCCCCTTCGCGCCCGCGGACGTCCGCAGATCGAGGTACGCCGTCAGCGTCGCCACCGCGACACTCGATAAAGGAACCTGCCGCTTGTCGCCGTTCTTTGTCTTGTCGAGGAACGCGGTGCGCTTCGCGAGGTCAACCTGATCGAGCGTCAGCGTGAACATTTCCCGCATGCGCATGGCCGATTCCACGGCGAGCACGAACATGCACCACAGCGCCCGAGGGTCGTCAAGCGCAAGCGGCCGCAGCTTGCGCGGCAGCACGCCGGCCACGATCACGGCCGATACCTTCTCAAATTCGCCAGGCTCCAGCCTCCTATCCCGCTCCACGTCGACGCGCGCCTCGCCAGCGATTGCCGCGTCCGTCTTGGTGTACTGAGCGTAGCCATCCGGGAGAGTGCGCAGGGGATGGTCGGGCAGCAGGACGTGTCCCTTGCGCATTCCCCAATCCGTACAACGCGCCAGTGCGCCCACCTTTGCCCGGATCGTGGCCGGCGCCAGCTTGTCGATGCGCTTCATCTCCGAGATCCAGTCATCGACCCATCCCGCATCGATGCTGGTCAAGCGCGCGGTGCCCTTCGCCTTGATGATCGTTCCGAGGGCGGCGCGATCCTTCGCCTTCGGATGCGCGTCGCGCTCGTACTCACGCACGAGGTCGGCGATGGTGTCGATGCGCGACGGCGCGCGCAGCTCGGTCGGGATGATTCCTTTGTCGAGCAGCTTCTCAGTGCGCGCGACGAAGGCATCGCCCTCTTTCTCGTCGGCAAACGTGAGATAGATCGGCTTGTCGAGCAGGCCGGCCCGCTTGATGACGTATTCCCACCCGTTCGGCCGCTGCCTTTTTCCCGCCAT